TTACGGGGTAATGCCAACCGCTGCCGCCACTTTGTCGCCATTTGGCAGCGTTGCCAGAGGATTGAAACGGAGCGCCGTTTCCAGATGATCCGGTGCCAGATGTGCGTAACGCATAGTCATTTTTATATCGTGGTGTCCAAGAATTTTTTGTAAGGCCAGAATGTTTCCACCCGACATCATGAAGTGCGCCGCAAACGTATGGCGCAGAACGTGTGTCAGTTGACCGCGAGGGAGCACGATAGACGTTTTTTCCATCACGGATAAAAATTGAAAATAGCAGTCTGTGAAGAAATTGAACCCATCAAGCGCCATGATCTCTTCGTAAAGCTCTTTACTGATAGGGATGCTTCTGTTTTTCTTCCCCTTCGTTCTGACAAAGGTAATTCGGTATTTGGTCACCTGTGAGCGGGTAAGATTTACGGCTTCACGCCAGCGTGCGCCTGTGCTTAAGCATATCTTAACTACCAGTGCCAGAATTGGGTCCTGACGTTTGCAATCAGCCAGCAATTCAACAATCTGCTCATGGGTAAGCCATGCCATCTCTTTTTCTGCGATGGTGAATTTTCGCATGTTCTCCAGTGGGTTCGGATACGACCATTCGCCCAGACGGGATAGTTCGCTAAAAACACTACTTAGATAGCTTTGCTCCAGGTTAATGGTGACCGGGCTTGCTCCTTTCTTCCATTTCTCGCTGAAGTAGATCTCGCCTGTCAGGCGTTTATCTCGATAGTGGGCAAACATTTTAGAGGTGAGATCGGTTGCAAGAGGATTGCCCAGAGCATCAACCATCAACAGCAATTTGTCATAGACATGCTGCCCAGCGGTTAGAGATTTACCATGTAGTTTGAACCATAGCTCAACCACGTCTTTCAATGTCCGACGATCCACTGATTCGCCCAGCCAGGGCTTTGCTTCGGTTTCTTCCATCGTGTGACGCTCAAAAGCCAGAGCTTCGCCTTTGGTGGCGAATTGTTTACGCACACGGCGTCCACTACGTCCGGCGGGGTAACATTCGCAAAGCCATTTTCCTGTGGTGAGTTTTCGTACTGCCATAAAAAATGCCCTCCAATAGAGAGCATTTTTACTGTATGTATAACCAGTGTCAATGTATGAAATCCTGCGACCATACATCTCACTGAAGCCATAATGAAGTTGGCTATTTTTTGCTATGTGAGTATGTGACTTTTGCGGTTAGCCTGCGGCTCATTGTTATATTAGGCGCAGATATAAAAGCAAAATTTATCGCGAGTTTTTAGTACAGATTTTTTTTGATTTACTAATAGTTCCATCATTGCAAACGAACTTTCCATCGGAGGTACAGTGAGAGACACCTCCCTTTTTCCCAGAACAAGGATAATTTTTAGCATAGGTAGTTAGTGGGTTTAATAACAAAGAGCATGATAAAACCACAAAAAATACCTTACCAAGCATAGTTTCCTCCCGGTATTACCTAACGTACTTAATTGTTAAACTTATAATTTTCCCAATTATTTCAACATCTTCTATCTTGCACTCGAAGGCTCTGTTTCCACCTTCAACGAAGATTCTTCCACCGGGTAAACGAGTAATGTCGCGGATTGTTATTTCGCCATCAATACTTATTACCCATTTACCGTCACGTATATCATCAAATTCTTTATCACAAATAAATTCAGAATTTTTATCTGTGATGACAAAAGGTTTTTTAAACGTAGAGGGTAGAAATCCCTTATCAAAAATATAAAAACCGTCTTCACGCAAGGCACCATCAGATAATACATATTTAGCAACTTCCATAGTATTTGTATTACCTGAAGTTTGCTTTGAACCATGTCCGGTTGTGAGCCAATTAAGCGAGGTGCCCGTTTCAAGGGCGCACTGGATTACCCATTCTGCTGGGAATGAGTCACGCATGTAGCGTGTGGCGAGTGTACTTTTAGAGATTCCTAAATGATCGCACAACGCCTGTCGAGTTTTGAATCCATAAGCTTCTACCATGCGCTCTATAGCGCCTCGTCCGCCTTTCTCCAAATTCATGGTCACTCCAAGTGAACTTTTATCTTGACGATTTCACTGTGCGATCGTATGTTTATGGTGTTCACAAAATACAAACGATCCGTATTCGTCCTGATTAATCATCATTAAACGAGGAATGTTGCATCATGAGACCTAACATTTCAATCACTCTTACCACGCCTCATGTGACTATTGAACGCTATAGCGAGCTGACAGGGCTGTCCATCGATACCATCAATGACATGTTGGCTGACGGACGCCTTATCCGTCACCGTCTGCGCAAAGATAAAAAACGTGAAAAAGTGATGATCAACATAGCAGCCATGACCGTTGATGCGCTTTCAGAATGCAATCTAAACCTTAATTAGTTCGATTCTGAAATACATCAGAGGCATTGACCATGTTTGATTACCAAGTTTCCAAACATCCACATTTTGATGAAGCCTGTCGTGCATTCGCATTGCGCCACAACCTAGTGCAACTGGCAGAACGTGCAGGCATGAATGTGCAGATTCTGCGGAACAAGCTGAACCCAGCTCAACCTCATTTATTAACCGCACCAGAAATCTGGTTGCTTACCGATCTGACTGAAGATTCAACGCTGGTAGATGGCTTTCTGGCACAGATTCACTGCCTGCCATGTGTACCGATTAATGAGGTAGCAAAAGAGAAACTGCCGCATTACGTCATGAGTGCAACTGCAGAGATAGGGCGTGTCGCGGCAGGTGCGGTTTCTGGCGATGTAAAAACCAGTGCAGGCCGTCGTGATGCGATCAGCAGCATTAACTCTGTTACACGACTGATGGCGCTGGCTGCTGTTTCATTGCAGGCCCGTTTACAGGCTAATCCTGCGATGGCGAGTGCAGTTGATACCGTGACTGGCCTCGGTGCTTCATTCGGTTTGCTGTGAGGTGCTTATGCTGACGAACGAACCATCATTTGCATCGCTGCTGGTAAAACAAAGTCCGGCAATGCACTACGGTCACGGCTGGATCATGGGTGAGGATGGTAAACGCTGGCATCCGTGCCGTTCACAAGATGAATTGCTGGCAGAACTATCTACGAAAAAACGGGGGAACAAATGGCTATTGAAGGCGCTGCGGCGACTGTTCCATTAAGACCCGGTGAACGCCTGAATGGACTTAATCATATTGCGGAGTTAAGGGCGAAAGTTTTTGGTTTGAATATTGAGTCAGAGCTTGAGCGGTTTATTAAAGATATGCGTGATCCTCGGGATATCAATAATGAACAAAATAAACGGGCACTGGCTGCCATATTCTTTATGGCAAAAATTCCAGCTGAACGTCATAGCATCAGCATTAATGAGCTGACCACTGACGAAAAGCGGGAGTTGATTAAAGCAATGAATCATTTTCGTGCAGTGGTGAGCTTATTTCCCAGACGGCTAACCATGCCGAATTAACCAACTAATGAAATTAATGGCGTAAACCCGCCGGGCATCCCTTTATCTAAATTCAGGAGAATTGCTTATGCGTAATATTGAAACCCTCACGACCAAAACCGGACCGGATGATGCAGGTCTTAATCTTTTACTGACAGAGGCTCGTCTGGAAGAACGCCGGGCAAGGGCTGAAGCAATGGCTGCTCGCCTCGATAGCCTGGCGTGTCATATCACCTCCCGCCAGCTAAACCACGTCGAAGCGGCAGAACTGCTGCGTGTGACTGCTGAAGCAATCCAGAACGAAGCGCAGGAGATCCACTGATGGCTGATGCAATGGATCTCGTACAGCAGCGCGTTGAAGAAGAACGCCAACGCCATATCCGTGCTGCCCGTGCCAAAACGCCGGGCGTGTCCCGCGTGCTTTGCGTTGAGTGTGAAGCGCCAATTCCGCCAGCACGCCGCCGTGCCATTCCGGGTGTGCAGCTTTGCATTACCTGTCAGGAAATCGCAGAGCTGAAAGGCAAACATTACAACGGAGGTGCTGTATGAGCACCATCCTGAAATGGGCAGGAAATAAAACCGCCATAATGTCCGAACTGAAAAAGCATCTTCCTGCTGGCCCGCGACTGGTTGAACCTTTCGCGGGTTCCTGTGCAGTGATGATGGAGACGGATTACCCCAGCTATCTTGTTGCGGATATTAATCCTGATTTAATCAACCTCTATAAAAAGGTTGCTGCTGATTGTGAGGCGTTTATATCTCGTGCCAGAGCTTTATTTGAGGAAGCAAACAGGGAGGTAGCTTATTACAACATAAGGCAGGAGTTTAATTACTCCACTGAAATTACTGATTTCATGAAAGCGGTATATTTCCTGTATCTCAATCGTCACGGTTACCGTGGTTTATGTCGCTATAACAAGAGCGGACATTTCAACATTCCCTACGGTAATTATAAAAATCCGTATTTCCCTGAAAAAGAAATTCGCGCATTTGCAGAGAAAGCCCAGTGGGCAACGTTTATCTGCGCCAGCTTTGATGAAACGCTGGCGATGTTGAAGGTGGGGGATGTGGTGTATTGCGATCCGCCTTATGACGGTACGTTTCCCGGCTATCACACTGATGGTTTCACTGAAGATGATCAGTATCACCTGGCATCCATTCTTGAACATCGGTCATCAGAAGGACATCCGGTCATTGTTTCTAACAGTAACACGTCTTTGACCCGGTCCCTTTATCGTAATTTCACTCACCACTACATCAGGGCGAAACGCAGCATCGGCGTTGCAGCGGGGGAGGGAAAATTTGCAACAGAGATGATTGCCACTAAATCTGCTAATTGGTTTAGTGCCGATTTTAGTAGGGGACGTGACTCTACTGTTATTTTCGGGGTGCAAGTGTGAAAGAAATGCACCACGGAATTCATCATTTCCATGGGACGCCTGTCTGGGGAAGTGCTGGCGACGTTCATCGTATTGCGGTGAGCGGAGCTGGCGCTTTCGTCTCCTATGTACGACCAGATCAGATTGCGGCGTCCATTCAGCACGCTCAGGTCGTCGGCATTGATAACGGCGCATTTTCTGCATGGGTGCGTGGGCTAAAAATTAACTGGAGTGATTTTTATAAATGGCTCCTGAACTATTACCACCATCCTAAGGTCGCTTTTTTTGTCATTCCTGATGTTGTGGACGGAGGTGAACGTGACAATGATGCCCTGATAAACGAAGTTCCGAAAATGTTCTACGGGAAGGCAACTCCCGTCTGGCATCTGCACGAGTCAATCGATCGGCTTATCGAGCTATGTCGTGAATGGCCTCGTGTCTGCTTTGGATCGTCTGGTGAATATGCGGCTATCAGAACTGCGCACTGGCATCGTCGTATGCAGGACGCTTTTGAAGCAATTTATTGCCGACACAATTTCAAAACAGCTGTTCATGGTTTGCGCATGCTTGACGGTCGTGTGTTGGGAAATTACCCACTGGCGACTGCCGACAGTACAAATCTTGCCTGCAATGTCCCCAAATTTAATAGCAAATATCCTGAGCTGACGCGGGCTATTCAGGAGGCTGAATATTCGCGCAATCTGACGGAAAAGGAGCTGAAAGCTGTCATTCTGAAAAACCGTTGCGCAATTTTAAAAGGTGCAATTGAAGCTGTTCGCCCACCTTCAGTTTCTGATTGGCTGTCGAATGGTTTGCAGCCTTCACAGCTCGAACTGGAGATTGCGTAATGAACTACAGCTATTCCTGGAATGCTGAGAAAAAAGCAATCAATCCTTACGTAGAGACAGAAGAGCAATCTTCAGTTTCTGCGCTTTCAAACCTGATCGCTCTGTACGCTGCCGATAACGAGCAGGAACAGCTGCGCCGCGAAGCACTGAGTGATCAGGTCTGGGAGCGTTATTTCTTTAATGAATCCCGTGATCCTGTCCAGCGCGAAATGGAGCAGGATAAGCTCATTAGTCGGGCAAAGCTGGCGCATGAGCAGCAGCGTTTTAATCCAGATATGGTCATTCTGGCGGACGTCAATGCCCAGCCTTCCCATATCAGCAAGCCGCTGATGCAACGTATTGAATACTTCAGCAGCCTGGGCAGGCCAAAGGCTTATTCCCGCTATTTGCGTGAGACGATTAAGCCATGTCTGGAACGGCTGGAGCATGTACGCGACTGTCAGCTATCCACTTCTTTTCGCTTTATGGCAAGCCATGAAGGGCTGGACGGCCTGCTGATCCTGCCTGAAATGAGTCAGGATCAGGTGAAACGCCTGTCCACCCTGGTAGCTGCGCATATGAGCATGTGCCTTGATGCAGCTTGTGGCGATTTGTATGTCACCGATGACGTTAAGCCAGAAGAAATCCGCAAGACATGGGAAAAGGTGGCAGCGGAAACCCTACGTCTGGATGTCATCCCGCCTGCGTTTGAGCAACTCCGCCGGAAAAGAAACCGCCGTAAACCCGTGCCCTATGAACTCATTCCGGGTTCGCTGGCGCGTATGTTGTGCGCTGACTGGTGGTACCGGAAATTATGGAAGATGCGTTGCGAATGGCGGGAAGAGCAGTTGCGTGCTGTCTGCCTGGTCAGCAAAAAAGCATCTCCCTATGTCAGCTATGAAGCCGTGATGCATAAACGTGAGCAGCGCCGTAAGTCGCTGGAGTTTTTTCGTTCTCATGAACTGGTGAACGAAGACGGCGACACGCTGGACATGGAGGATGTGGTAAACGCCAGCAGCAGCAACCCTGCGCATCGCCGCAATGAGATGATGGCCTGTGTTAAAGGCCTGGAGCTTATCGCGGAAATGCGCGGTGACTGCGCCGTTTTCTACACCATCACCTGTCCGTCACGTTTCCATTCCACGCTAAATAATGGCAGGCCCAACCCAACTTGGACAAATGCGACGGTAAGACAAAGCAGTGATTATCTGGTCGGCATGTTTGCTGCATTTCGTAAGGCGATGCACAAAGCCGGATTGCGGTGGTATGGCGTGCGGGTGGCTGAGCCGCATCATGACGGTACAGTTCACTGGCACCTGTTGTGTTTTATGCGCAAAAAAGACCGCCGCGCCATCACTGCATTACTGCGTAAGTTTGCCATCCGTGAAGACCGCGAGGAACTGGGCAATAACACTGGGCCGCGCTTTAAGTCTGAGTTGATTAACCCGCGCAAAGGTACGCCAACAAGCTACATCGCGAAATACATCAGTAAGAACATTGACGGCCTTACGAACCATTTTCCACTTCACGGCATGAGTGCAGAT